AGTTGGATTGTATAGGGCTTCGTCATTAATCATACTATAACCCCAGTAAACGTCTACAGGCTTTGCTATGAAGTTGCAGGTTACGTTGTCTTCTATTGTTGTTGGATAAACCTGTATTGCCGTCTCCGATGTTTTAATATATACAGGTCTTTTTGTCGTTGGTTCTGTCAGTGGTGAGTTTAAGTACTGCCGTAACTCATTCTTGTTTAGGTGTTCCGCCTCTATTGTTTGTGTTACACTGTTAACAGACGCTTGGCAATAAACAGCTCCTAATCTATATATATCGTTAGCACCAGCATTAGTTAAATCACCAATACCACCAGTAGTCATTGCTACTGTTTGGTTGAACTTATCAAATATTTCTATCTTTTCTTCAAGTATATCAACAGTATCAGCATGAATAGTATCATTACCTTGTAGTCTTAAAAATTGGTTGAGATCATAAAAATATTGTTCAAAAATATCTAACTGTGCTTGATTAGCAAGCGTATTAAATTCTTGTGGAGTTATATAGCCTCTTTGCTCTTTATTAGCTATAGCTAAAACTCTTAGATAAACTGTATTTACATTTACTGCCATAATTTTTTTTTATTTCTTTACGCAGCTACCTTCACTGAATTGTTTAGTGCCAGGTTTTCTTTTATATCCTTTCCAACATTTTAATGCTGAAGGGCTAGGTGTCATTTTAAATGGAGACTTCATTTTAGCAGCCGAGTCTTTTAAAGCTTTGTCTGTTGGGTAATCTTTATCACCAGGTTTTGCCGGTGCTTCACCCCTTTTTCTTTTAGCGTGCATATTCGCCCACAATCCTTTTTTTCCCATATTTTATTTATTTAACAGTTCCATCTACGTCTAGCAGCTCGACCTCTTTCACTAGTCCAACCTTTTGATCTAGCGCAAAACGATTTTCTTCTTTTAGCATCTTTACTACCGGGTTTAAGCTTTGATGGCTTGGTTGTTACTGCTGTTTTCAGCTTACTACCAGGATTATTTCTTTTATATTCATCTACTCCTTTTTGAGTCATACCACCACCAGCAGCAGCACCTGTTCCAGTAGGATTAGCTTTGTTAAAGTTTTTACCTCTACCTATAGTTCTTCTTGGATCGGCTTTTTTTAACGGTGAACATTTGGCTTTTAACGGTGAACATTTGGCGCACATACCACAGTTACAGTTGTCTCCACAATTACATTTACCTATGCATCCGCAAGAACTTGTAAATGGGTTATTTGATTGCTTATATCCAGTTGATCCTTGAAATTTCATATGTATTTATATTCTGTTATATTATTCTTTATATAGTTTGTGGCCACCTATACAGATGACCACATCCCTATAAGTGACTAATTATTTTAATCGTTTTTCTACGTTTTTAAATACCTCTACACCTTCATCTGTTTTAAACCAAGCAGCTAGCGCTGAATATGGGTTTTCATCAAATGGAATTGTAAACAACTTTCTTCCGGTTGAGCTCCAAGAAAAACTTCTTTGATCTTGTGCTAACTTTATAAATCCTTGCTCAACAGCTCTAACTCCAATATTACGTAGTTGAACATTGTCGTCTTTAGCTAACGATATAAAGGTTTTGGGGTTTCTTCTAGCGTATATTAAAGCATCTCTCTTTAGTTCTTTAGATGTCATACTAGATACTTTATTACCAAATTCTACACGTAGTATTGCTTCTAGCATATCAACATCAAGTTCTCTAGCTAGGTTTAACGCATCAATCTCTAACTCTATGTCTTCCAAATCGAAACCAGCATTTTTAACTGCATCGAATTCATAGTATAGTTTGTCTTTTAATGGATGATATAGGGAGAGTAGTTTTTGTAAGTTCTGTTTTGCTGCCGGAACTGTTAGTGAACCATTTCTAAAAATAATATGATCTAGTGTTACTGGTCCTTCTTGTTCGTCTACAAACGGACTTGGTTGGTTAGTTGCATACCTCAGTTCTCTTTGGTGACCTTTATCTGCGTCAAACCAAAGCAAACTTCTTTTTGTAGAATGCTTACCAGGTATTGTGGTTATGATTGGTCTTTTGCTACCTAAAGTATAATAGGTTCTATCCTTTATTTCCCACTCTGGATTTTTATTTTCTTCTACTTTAATTGTAGGAGCATCTTCTTTCTGCATGATAGCAGGTTCTTTTTTGCTTGATTGTGCTGTCGTTTTTGGCTTAGCACTTGTTTTCTTTGTTGTCATGATATAATAAAATTAAAAAGTTTAAAATAGGGTGATAGGGCTCCGAAGAGCCCTAAACCCTTAGTAGTGTTAAGCTTAGTTGTTAACTAGCTGTATCCTTTAGTAACACAAAGTTGTTAGCTCCTTGAACGCATAAACATCTCTCAGAAAGCATGTTAACATTCATTTCATCAACATCAGAAGTGTAGTTACCTCCAACTGAGCCAGTAATCCAAGACTTCATTCTTCTATCGTCAGCTTCAGAAGCTCTGTATCTAACGTGTAAGAAAGGTCTAGAAATATTCTTACCTAGTGTTTGATCGTAAACAGTAGAAGTTCCAGCTGGAACAATAACACCGTCAAGATCTTGTGTAAGTCCTCTAGTAGCAGCATCGTTAAGGTATTTCCAGTCAGTTTTGTAGAAGTCATAAGAACCTCTTCTGAAACCAGAGAAACCTAAGTTAAGAGCCATATCTTCAGAGTTGTTAAACACACCATATGAAGTGCCACCAGTTCCATAAGAATTAGCTCTTGCTAGCATGTTGTCAATAGCCAAAGAAGTACCGCGATCTAAGAACATCATGTTCTCTTCAATAGCTCCTTGTTTGTCTAATTCTGCTAGTATAACATCAAATTCAGCTAAACCAGTAAGACCAGTTGTATTGTCAAAGTCGTGATCATTAAACACTAACCCTCTACTTTCGATGGCAGCAAAAAGACCTTCAGTACCTCTAACTGTATCAGAGTTAGCATCTGTGATAGCTGTAGTTGCTGTAACTTTTTCAGATTCTACCATTGACATTTCAAGATAGTCTTCAAAACGCAATCTAGCTTCATGCTCAGACTTTAAGTACCATAGATAGCCAGAAGCACCGTTTTCACTAGTAACTTCAACCCAACCAATTTGAGAGGCGTCAGAACCAGATACGCTATACTTGTCCTTCAGTATGATAGGACTGTTTGAGAATTTCTGAAATCCAGCGTCTACTGAACCAGTCATTCCTGCAGTACCTTTACCAAACTCAGAACCGTATACAAATACTTTCAAATTAGGATTAGAAACAGCAACAAAAGATGCTGGCCATTCGTCATCATCTAGTGGATAAGCCTCTATAGAGTCAGTAACAACACTTTTAACGAAAGCTCGAACAGTAACAAATCCATTAGCAACAATGATAGTTTGGTTAGCTCTAATAGCGTGACCAGTAATATCTAAAGTGTTGTCAGTTGCATCGTTATCTGTAGCAATCGTAGCATTGTCATAAGCAATATGAAGACGACCTTGTTCGCTCCATACTACTTCATCAGAAGCCATCGGCATTTCAGCACCAACCATACGTAAGAAAGAAGAGATAGATCTATTTCCATATCTTTCCACTTCTTTTTCATATACTTCTGGTAAGAACTGTTTTGTAAAATTAAAATCGTTGCTACCTATAGCAAGGTAGTTTCCATTGAATAACGATTTAGTCGGTGCAGGAGTTAAACCTGCGGGGAATGCTCCCCCTGTTGCAAAACTCATAGTTTTTTAATTTTTAAATTTTTATTGTTTTATTTTTACTTTTAGTTGAGAAGAATCGTCACCACTAATAGCTCTTACTTTTATGCCTCCAGGGGTTGTTTCTGGTTTATGTGCTGTCCTAGGGTTCATGTCAACATTTTTAGCCCTAGCAATACTGCTTCTTAAACCATCAGCCTTACCTTGTTCATAAAAGTGATTAGCAATTGCATCTGCATTCATAGCGGTAAACAACGACTTATGGTAACCTTTGGCGTCTTTTATATTATTATTTTCATCTAAAAACTTTTTGACAAAATTATTAATATCAGACTGCTTAGTCTTTACCTCTGAAGCGTTGTTAACATTAAATCGATACTTCTTTTCTCCAACCTCGTACTCAAAACCTTTGAATTTGCTAGAAAAAACCTCATCTGTTTTCGTTAAGAACACTTTTTTTTGTTGTTCTGCAGCTTTCGCTGTCTCCTCAGTTTCTTTATTATAGCGGTTGAAAAACTCAACTGCTTTTTGCTGGTCAGGTGTTAATTTTGATCCAGCTTTTATTTCTTCGTAATATGTTGTCTTTTTATCTTGTAGATACTGTTTTGCGTTGGCAACCTGCTCTTTTAGTGCTAACTTTTTTCTTTTAATTTCAATGTCTTCGTCTAAGTCTTCATCGTAAGAATAAAGGTCTTCAATAACAAAAGCAACCTCTTCTTCTGTTAGGTGCGGTTTTGTTTTTTTGAAGTATTCACTTAATAAATCATTATCACTCAACTTTGAGAAATCTTTATTTAGTTCTACATAATCTTCTAAAGTACCACCAGTGTCATTAATAAAGTCCAACACTTTCTGAATGTTTTCAGGAAGCATAGCTTCTTTTGTCTTTTCTTCGGTGGTGACTGGTTCTTCTGCAACAACCTCTTCTTCCACCTCTTCTTCTGTGATCTCTTCTAGTACTGGTTGTGCTTCTTCTTTTTCTTCTTCAACCACTTCTTCTTCAACCACTTCTTCGACAACTTTCTCTGTCTCTATTGTTGGTGCATCTTCTTCCACCTTTTCGGCTTCTTGTTTAATAGCACCTAGGTCAACCTTGATTACATTATCATCAACGACTTCATTAACAACCTCGGGTTGTTCTTGTGGTTGTACTTCTTCAGCAGCTGTTTCAGCTTGTTTCTCAACAACCTCCTCAACCACCTCTACTTTTTCTTTTTTTGCCATAATAAAATATTATAAAATTAAATAATTGTTGTTATCTTGGATCAAAGGCATTTAACCCAAATCCACCACCCATTATATCATTACCTGATGACTCAAAGTTTTTAGGCGGGGTTTCTTTTTTTCTTTGATCTATTAATTCAGACTGTTGTGTGGCCTGTATTTTTGTTCTTTCGTCTTTTCTGTCTTCCTTTTGGCTCTCTCGTTCTTTAAGAATTTCAGTTTCCATTTGTTTTAACTGCATGTTAAGTTGAAACTCATAGCTCATCAACTCTTTCTTTAAGGCGGCCTCTTGTTGCATTTTTTGCATTTCAAGTTGAGCAGAACCTTTTTCAACCATCATCTTACTTTGAGACAATACTTGTTGTTTTTGAATTTCTGCTTGTGCTGCAACCTGCTGTGCTTGAGCATTAGCTTGTGATTGCATTTGAATATTTTGCTGACTTATCAGTTGATCTTGTTTGGCTTTTTTCTTTCTGCGTATCTTAAGCAGCTGATTAGCCAGTTTTACATTTTTTATCTCTCTAATGTCTATAGCGTCTTCAAGCTCTATTCCATTTTTAGACAATGCTACCTGAATGTTATTCTCAAGCATCTGTTTTTCCTCTTCATCTGGAGCTAACTCTATAAATATACCAAAATCATACAAATGTAAATCCGCCATCTCTGATAGTGTTGCCACATTATGACCACCTATCTTTTGAATAAAAGCGTCTCTAGTTGGCGAATATTCTATTACGTCTGATATTCTAAGCGATATACACTCTGCTAATTCCGCAGTTAAAAACAAACTACTTTGCAATATATGTCTAGTAGCTGTATTCGAATTTGCCGCCGCCATTTTTTGTACACCAACTAATGCGTTCTTGTCTGGAGTACTTCCATCACGCGCCTCGTTCAATCCCGTGACATCTCTGATCATTTGGAGGTAGTAGTTGTATGTTTGTATCAAAGCGCCGAGCTTTGCTCCTCCTGAACCACTCTGTATCTCCTGTATAGGTACTCTACCTGGGTTCATATCCCCATCGGCAGTCATAGACCTACCTATTATGCTACCTGTTTGGAAGAACATATTTAAAGCCTCTTGAGGATTATAGTTCGTTCCGTTACCTAAATCAACTTCAGCTAAACCATCTGCGTCTAAATATATACCATCAGGTATCATTCTAGACAAAACCTGTTGCAGTTTTAAGTGCGTAAGTTGTATCATATCAGCAAAAGTAGTAGTTCTACTAACTAATGACTCAATCTTACCTTTGTACATCCTAGGAGCAACAATCGAATAATTCATCTTAACCTTAGTGTAGTCACTTTTTGGTCTCATCATATTCTTAGCAAGCTCCCACTTCAATAAGTGTTTGGTGCCTAATACAAGCGCACCTTCATATAAAACTTCTATTTGTCTAGACATTTTACCAAATCTCTCGCCAAGTAATTCTTCTGGTGGATTGAATTGGTCGTCTTTTATTATTATTTTATTTGCACCAGTTGCTGTCTCTTTAACCTTATAGACCTCGTTTGCAAACGTCTTAAAATTAAAGTATAATATCTGTATCTGATTGTTGTCTGTTTCGCTTGATTCGTATATGCTTCTATTGTAGTACCCCGTAGATTGATGACCTTGTTCACTAATCTCTTTTAAGTCCTCCATACTGAGATGTGGGAACTCTTTTACAAGTTCGTTTATAGAAACAGTTTTAATCTCACCAACGTAGTATACATCATCGAAATATGGTGACTCTGTATATGAATAAACGATATTAGCTGGATCTACGTACTCTACTTTTATACCTTCAGATTTTGTAAAGGTGTTTCTTACCGCACCTATGCCAAGTACTGTTAGATCGTAGTTAACTCTTTTCTTTGTTAGCTCGTATCTATTTCCTTCTAATATAACGTTAATTGCTTGCTCTTCAGCTAGTTCTACACCTTGCTTGTAGTTTAACTGCATATGTAATTGCAATTCCTCTTCGCTATCTGGTAGTTTATCTGGTGGTGTCGATGCAATTGATACACCAAAAGCCTCTTCTGCAAACTGGTTTAAATCCCTTGTCTGCATATCAGCTAGTATATCATTCATATACTTCGTTCTCTTAGACACACCAAATGGATCTTGAGAGTAAGCCTTTATATCAAAGGTTCTTTCAGAGATACCATTAACAACTATGTCTACAAATTTAGGTATAATAGGTATAGGCTTCCAATCAAGGTTTAAATAACTTAAGTCACCGTTTATAGATAACTCGTCCTTATATTTTTGTATTGATTGTTCTCCTCTAGCATACAAGCGAAGCTTGTGAAAGTTGTTTTGATTACTAGTAAACCTGCTTAGGCCTGATCCCCTGTTGAACCACTCGTGTTCTATAGCTTTACCAACCTTAAGACCATACTCTAAAGAGTTTTTTTCTAAATCACTAACAACTTGACTAGGAAAATAATGCGATGTAACTGACTCAGCCATATTATTTTTCTATTATTCTTGAATTATAACCATTATTTTTATATCTGGCTATGCTTAAGCTTATTTTTTCTTTTTTTATATTTTGTTTTGGTGAATATAGGTGTCTATTACACGCCATTATAGCTAGACCAGAGCTTATAGTGGCATCGTATTTGGTTCTCTTGGTTATATCGAATTTAGCCCAATCATTTAGAGTGTTATTGAAAGGCATAGTACCAAAGCTATCTCCTTTCTGGCCAACATGATTGTTGATATACATCTCTATAGCGGCCGCGTGTGCTTGCTTTATGTCTTCACTAGAGTTTGGAATACCACCAATCTCTCTTTCTGTTACAGATAACTTGTTCCATATTTTATCTGGTCTGTTCATAGAGAACCCTCTGTAACCTCTTCGCCTTAAATAATATAATAGTCTTGGTTTGTTATTTTCAGCTAGAATAGGCATCCCGTAAAATACCAGTGCCATCAAAACGTCCTCAAAGAATATCTCTGCTGTTTGTGGTCTAGCTATGTATTCAAGGAAAAACTCACTTGGTGGAGCATCTTCCATACTAAATTTTGTTAACCCATGCAAAGAACCTTTAGAGCCTTTACCACTTACAGTACCAGATATATCGTAAGAATCACAACCAAAAGCACCTAAGTGCTCATTACCAGGGTGTTTAATACCGTTCTTTTTTACAACCCTATTTTGTAGGTGTTTAGGTGGAACCCAGTTAATCTTAAACCTGCCTTTTAGGTTTGGTGTAAAAACAACTGATGTATCCTTAATACCATTGGCCCACTGGAAATCACCAGTAGTAACTGATACAGCCTCCTCATTGAAGTCTATTTGCTCGTATATCTTTGTTAGGTTAAATATACTATTCTTAGTCTCATCTCTAAACGCGTGCTCCTCCGTCCGAGGAAACTGTCTATAAAACTCGTTTAAAGCGTCTTGATCAGACTTTAAGCCATCAACCTCGTTTTGCCAGTGATCTATTACACCGACACTTATTCTATCTCCATGTGGGTCACATACGACATCCCCAGGTGTTTCGAATACAGGTAGTCCATAAGAATCAATGAATCCCTCGTAGTTCCATTCCATAGGTATGAACAAAGAATAGAGACCCGAATTTGTCTGTCCGTTTTTGTTTCGTTTTGTAACATCTGAGCTGTAATAAAGTTTCTTAAATTCCTTTCCGCCTTTGTTTAAGGCATTACTGGTTGAACCCATTAAGCACTTACCAATAATCCTACTACCAAGTCTAAGTGTTGTTTTAGTTACCCTCCAGTTATTTAATATATTGTTTGGCTTCTCCCATTTTCCACTCTCATCGTGTACAAGTAGCTTTAGTTTTTCACCATCATAACTGTTGTCGCCGGTATTCTTCCAATCTATTGTGGTATCTAACCCAGTTAGCTCCACTTGTTTATCGGAGCTTGTTATATTTTTTCTTGTAAGTTTAGACGCTGGAACCCTATATGCGAGCTCTGTTTTTGGTCTATCCATACCGTCTTGTATTGGCTTAAAGAAGAACGGGTAGTTGACCGATATTGGTACAACCTTGTCCGTAAACATCTTTTTAGCATCTGGGCCTGATTTGGATAATATCCCAAACCTTGCATCTGAGCTAATCGTAGCTTGATTGATTACTTCACCTGATGCCATAAAAGAAAAACCAGAACGTCTATTTTTCAGATAGCACATACCGTAGCATCTCTTATCAGCTTTACAAGCCTCCCAAAATATAAAGAACAATCTGTTTGCCTCTCTAAAGTCTGGCTTACCAACATCAATCTTAGACCACTGTAGGTACATGTAGTGTGCACCTGTTATATAGGTAGGTTTGCCTTTGTTATAAAACCAAAAACCTTCCTCCCTCTTTCTAAACTCTTCTTCTATATAGTCAATATATTGACCCTTAAAGTCATTAGATAGCTCTTTCCAGTCAAATATTGTTTTTACCCTACTTAACGCTTTTGGGTACTCAGCAGCTTCCCATTTATTGCTCTTAAATTTATGTATTTTAGTTGCTGGTGGTAGTGCTATTTTTAAGTTTTGTATCTCATAAATATCACCAATTTTACCAGTTTTGCTTAGGACAACAACGTCATACTCTTCATTATACCCATACTTCCAACGCTTACCTCTATTAAGTCTTTTGACAGCGTTTATTGGTATTGTGTCTACTGTTTTGTATAAGGTTTGCTTATACATTACTTGCTCCTCCTTTCAGCAAAACCTCCAAAAGCACTATCATCTTTTGTTGGCCTGTTTTCTAGAATAGCTTTTTCTTCATCGATGCGTGTTAATATTTCAAAAGCGTCAAATATAGCTAATTTTTTTGTTGCAGCGGCGTTCTTTAATCTATCTGCTGAGACATCGTCTTCAGTGTTTGTTATAATCTTCTCCTCTGCAACCTTTATTAGCTCCTCAACAGCTTTATACCCAGCCTGGATTATACTCTGCTTCTTCTTCTTCGTGTTCATATTTAATTGTAATAGCTTTTGTTTGTACTCTATAAAGGCGCTCTCCGTCTATAATGAACTCAAACTCGCTACGTGGAGCAAAACCAACCCTATCACCAAAACTTATTCCCTTACATCTCAACACGTTGTTAGAGTATTTGATTATGCCGACTAATGGTTTCTCTTTTTCTAAAGAAAATATATCGTCGTTAGATATAGGTTTTACAAAACAATAATCATCAAGTGATTTCCACTCATTGTCATGTTTATATATGTATAACTGGTCTTCATTTACAAAGTAAGTTTCTTCATCGAAAAACCCCTTACTGTTCCGTTCTACACCTCTAACATCATGCCATCTTCTAAATACATTGTGATGAATTATTACTTCATCACCAACCTGTATCTCTGTTTCTATATTTTTAGGTAGACCAATGACTACGGCGTTATTACTTACGTTTTTATGGGTAAATATCTCAGTGTTTAGTATTAACTCAGAATCACCAATTTTTTTAGTGTTTTCATACCTGGTTTTTATCGGTTTCACTACAAAGCTATCCCAACCGTTCATTAGTATTCTAAATTATATTCAACTGCAATAGCCATGTTTTTATTAAAATCCTTCCACGGCAAAACCTCGTTGTTTTTAGAGATATAAATTCTGTATTTATTCTCCTCTTCCACTATAGCTGTTATTGCATGTCCTCCGTAGACCTCTTGGCCTACGGAATAATGCATTGCTTCGTTCTTATAATCTTTACCTATACTAATCTTTCTTATTAGCTCCATCTTCAACAGGTGTGATAGTTCCGTCTTGAATATTAACGTTTACGTTTCCGTACTCTTCTTCAAGTTCTTTTTGAAACTCATCTAAATCTTTCCTTAGCTTAGGCATTATAGCCACTAAGTCGAATTTCCTGTACTCTACTTGGCCAAGTTCTAATTGTGCCTGATTAATTTGATTAACTAATGCTTGTAGCTTTGTTAATTGTTCGTCTTTAATTTTTAAATCCATAATTATATTAAATTTGTTTTCTTATGTATTATCACTCTGTTTTTCTTTTTTTTACAGTAGGTGTTATCTTATATTTTTAGCACAGCAAACGAAACTTTAGAGAAGTTGTCGTTATAGGCTTTTACCCAATGGCAATTAAACAACTTATCCTCAACTCTCCACTTTGTTTCATAATCTCTTAGCTCTTTGCTATGCTTTGAGTCATCCCACACTTTGCTAACCTCCTTGTGTAACCTCTTTATCAAGTAGTCTTCGTAGTGATTGTTAAGGAAGTAACCATAGTGTACGCCAAAGAAATTATCAAAGGCATCATTGGTATATTCGATTGTTCCATCATATCTAATAATCAGCAGCCCAAACTCTTTTGCTGCGTAATTTTTCAAGAACAACTCTTTAGTACTCTGCTTATTAACCGCTTTGCAATTCTCTAACTCATTACGTAATTTGTCGATCCGCTTGATTTGCTCATCTAGTTTTTCGTTAGTATCCACCACCATAGACTTATATGCCTCCTGCATGGCGGACAGCGCATTACCCTCAATAACCTCAGTCTCGGCATTCTGTTTTTTTCTACCAAACAGCCAACCACCAATACCAGCGCTAGCAGCAGATAATACTGATATTATATAATCACTCACATCCATAAACTACTAGCTTTTATCGAAGTAATCATATAACGCCAAAACTATAGCACCCCACGCAACGAAAGCACCTAAACCAATAACTAATCCTTCAACATCGCCTTTAAACTTATTGTGCAGCAAGTGCGATACCCATAGAACTATGCTGCCAATCCCAAGTCCAGTTACTAAGAACCTTGTCCATCCGTACTTTTTAAAAACCCTTTGAAAAAATAATTTCATAATATAATACTGTTGCGATACATACCACCCGAATAACGAGCAGCACCCATCTGTTAAACTTCTTTAAAATCTTATCGTAACTGCTTGTAGTACCTAAGTAGTACCACTTATGCCCTCGTAATAAAGCTATGCTAATATCGAAAATCGCAAACCTTACCAAAACATACAGAACCCCATACCAAAAGCTACCTAGCAGTAAACCCCAAGCATTAGCCACTAAAAACATAATAGCTAACCTTGCAAGGCTGCTCCAGTCGTGTTTATCTCCGTTTATAGTTTCGTCTATTAGTTCTATAAGTAGTAATAGGTAAATCATTGCTCTCTATCTGCTGCTTTCTCTACGTGGTACTTATCTATCAGATGTAAGATGTAGCTAAGTGCTGCACCAATCCAATACAACTTACCATTCTTCTTATTTACTCCCAACACATAACTTACTGTTTCATTGCTATTGCCAAATCTATGCCCACCTTTCTTAATCATAAGGTCATTAAATAGGTCTTGACAAATAGTATTGCCTAACTCATCTATAGCTACCGCCACTTGCCAAAAGTAATAACTTGCAGCACGTAGCATTCTGCTAACTACAGAATAGATAAAGCCAATAGCACCCAAAGGCACTATCAGCAATAATGCAATTATTAAGAGCAGTAGGTTAATCATTTTCCTCTACGAACTCTACCCACTTATCTGTTTTGAAATTCTTATCTGATTTTCTAATAGCTAAGTGTAAATCATTTACCGCTTTTATAACGGCATCGTAAAGCCCTTTTGCCTCTTCGCTTGGCAACTCTTCTCTTGTGTACTTCGTATTCCAATCTCTATCTATCTCACCTTCAAACTTACCAGTAACAGATACTTGCTCGTTACTAAAAGTTGTGCTATAAACTTTACTTATTGGTTTACCTACGATTGGTGGAGCAACTGCTGCATCCAATTCTACATCTATTGATGTTGTTAAATCTTTATACATTATTTTAAAATTTTAAATACTTGTCCTACTATAATTTGGGCATAGGCTTTACCTACACGCTCTTTAATTAGCACCTTATCTTCACTTTTTAGGTCTGCCTTGTCTTTGTCCTTTACTTGGTCAAACCAAAGGTTGAATAAATCTGCCTTCTCTTGCCCACTTAGCTTATCATCGTCTTTCATTGGGGACAATAATGCCGTTGTAATTACTTTACTTAGGGTAACTTCACCCTTAGTATCTTGTAGTGTTGAGCCTTGCTCATCTGTAAACGTTGTTGTTAAATCTATTTTCATTATACTATGTTATGTGTCGTTGTGCCGTCATAAAATTTAAGGTTCGTGCCATCAAACCACAAATCACCGCTATTAGGTGTGGTTGGGTCAATAGATGCACTTGCTTCTATTCTGATTGATGCCTTTGCTGTTGTGGCTGCTGCGGTGTGTAGAAATGCCGTTGATGCTGTTGTACCTAAACTTAAACCCGTAGGTGTAATTCTCCCTATCTCTGTACCCGTTGTTGTGTTATATGTACCCTTCTTCCAACTCATTATAGCTTGGGTAGCAGAAGAATTACGACTACCAATATTTACTATCACACCATTACTTGAACCCGCAGCAGGGTCTGCTGTTATTAGCATATTTTTATTACTAAAACAAGAATAGCGTTCTGACCTGACAGAATAAGGTGAACTAAATTGAGTACTATTAAAATCAAAACTATTATTACCCGCAGAACTTTTAATGTGAACCGAACCTGCTGCTTGAATAGTTACAGTTGGTGTTGGTGCTGTAGATGCTAATATGTATGAGTTAAAATAGCCATCAGAACCCCTTGAAAAATAAACCCCTCTGTTAGTTATTTTAGTTTTGTAATTTGATGTGGCATCAGTAAGGGCGTAAATAGCTTTGTCATCAGCCACTTTAAACATATCATCCCCATCACTATTCTGAACGACCAATGCCGTTGTTGCGGATGTGTTGCCGCTGCCTTTAACGCCAAGTTTAGCACCCAAGTCAGACGCTGCAATATTCCAATTACCCGACCCTTTGTATAGTACATCTCCGCTATTACCACTACCGACGTGAATATCTTTGTTTATACCATAAGCAAAATAGAAAGCACTCGCATCATAGCCCACAAGGATTGAACCCGGTGCATTATCAATACTGATATAGTTTCTAATTGCTAAGCTAGTTCCCGTTCTCGGAATGGTTACAAGCCCATCATCCGTAACCTTCAACATATCATCTCCATCACTATTTTGAACGAGTAATGCCGTTGTGGCTGATGTGTTGCCGCTTCCTTTTACGTGTAGTCGTGCTGATGCATCTGTTGAAGCCCCACCAATAAATAATCCGTTTCCTCTACCGCTAAGATATATTGTTCCTTGACTGCCAACCCACTTTATATGATTTCTGCTAGTGATTTGGAACTCC